GGCGACGTCCTGCAAGCCTTTGACTATCTCACACGCACAGATGTTGAGGTGGTTGTAAGTGCAAGTTAAATCTAAGGTAAAGGACTATAACGGCGTTACAGCAGGTGTTCAGTTTGAAAATGGCGTAGGCGAAACTGATGACAAGTGGCTGTTAGAATGGTTTAGCAAGAACGGTTATGAGGTGGGAAAATGTACGCAACAATCGAATACTACACAGACACATACGGCGGCACAGGAACACCAGACCTTGAAACCGCAAGCGAAATCATCGACGCAATCACGTTCTACAAAATCAAGGACACGACGGAATTCCAGGACGAAAAGCTCGCAAGAGCCTGTTGTCTGATTGCTGATGGAATCGTGGGATATGACGGAAGCGGTTTTACCGGCTTCTCTCTTGGTGATTTAAGTCTTAGCACTGACACAGGTCAGATCATCATAAATGGATATCCTGTCAACCAAACAGCAATATCACTAATACGTGCAACTGGATTCATGTATACGGGGGTGAGCCTATGAAGCTTGCCCCTATTCCTGACTTTGTGCTGTCAACTGATGTTACAGGCAAATTACAAGGAAGCTTTGATATCTACGGCACACCTACTGAGGTTTCGTTTAGTGGCAAATGTCGATATGTTGAAAAGACTTCTCACGTTGTCAACGACGATGGAATCGAGGTTAAGTGTTCCGGCGTAATCTACATGAACGGCGATATTGCCGACGGTGTACGAATACGAACAGGAACAGTCAGCATTGCAGGCGAAACTTGGCAGGTAATGTCAGCTGATAAACCACGCAATCCAGACGGCACTGTCCATCACACTAAACTGTATTTGGGGTGAGGTAATGGCTAAATTTGTCGCTAACACACCAACGCTAAGGAAGTTAGACGCTCGACAGCGCAAGGCATTACAACAGACCGCCTATGCGCTTAAAACAGAAGTTCAGAACGCAGAAGTAACACCTTTTGATACAGGCGCAACACAGAATACTAACTGGGTTTCTGAGATGTCTAATGGGTTTAGGTTAAACTACTCCACTGAATACGCATCAAAGATTTACTGGAATCCAGAGGGGCGCACGTTCCAGACAGCAAAGAATGCAAACGCTCGGTCTGAATGGTTAGAGCCTTGGATAAGAGGCAGTCGGAAAGATTGGTGTAAGAAAACGTTCAGGAGGTTTATGGCTAAATGATATCAATTAAAGACTTGCGCGACTGGATAGCAACTAAAATAACCGGAACTATCTATCCGCAATTCACAGACATGAACAATCCTGAGAACATAGGCGTATATCTAAGAGACACTGGCGATAAGTCTCAATCACTATCGAGCCTATCTGATCATGAACTGCGCTATTACAAAGCGATTGTCCACTGGTCAACCAACATAGGAACGGCAGAAGCCAAAGCCAAAGAGCTTGCGGCACTGTTCGACAATAAAACGGAAACAATAAACGGCAAGTCATGTATCTTCACACTGGAACGACAACCGACTTGCTTAGGCAGAACGGATAAGCTCATCTGGGAATATCTGGTACTGTTTAGAATAATTGAGGAGGATTAACTAATGGCGAATTGCGTATGGGCAAATGATTTCAAAATCGACACGTCAGCAACGGAAACACCGGCGCTTGCTACAATCGCTAACCTTGAATCTTTGGAAATGTCGATTGACGGCACTGTTCAGGATTGGTTTTCGATGGACGGTGAGGGGTTCAGTTCTTCACTGCTTACGGCTAAGAAGATAACCTTTACTGGCACAGCTAAAGTCACCGATGGCGATCCTGGCAACGACTACATTCGCAGCAAAATGTTTGCTGTATGTGCTGATGCAAACTCTAACTTCCAGCTGACACTGGCAGACGCTTCTGTAGTTACTGGGGCATGCGTTATATCTGTTACTGGCGGTCTTGGTGCTGCTGAGGACGTTGATGTTATCGAGTTCGAAGTCCATGTAAGCGGTAAACCGACCGTTGCATAACACCTGCCCTCACTGATGTGGGGGCTTTTCTTTTTAAGGAGGGAATATGGCTAAATTATATACAATCGATGGTAAACTTCTGACGGACAAACCGGAAATCAGAATAGGTGATAAGATTTACGTTGTTGACAACAGAAAATCAACAATAGACAAAGCTCAGATAGCGATATCAAAAGCTAAAGAGGGCGATGAAGCAAATATAATGATTAAGTTTGTTTTGGGCGAGAAAGCCGCTAAAGAGATTGAGGAATTAGATTTGCCTATTCCTGCTCTTACTTCTCTGGGTATTGCTATACGTGCGGCTATCGAGGGCATTGACTACGAGGTAGCAGAAAAGCGCATGTTTCGAGACTGATATTGTCTCAACGCCTTACTATGACTTAAAAGACGACTGGCCGTTAATCGTTGCGTCATTTGCTGAACAATACGGCATACGATTAGACAACGAGGATATCACATGGGAAGAATATTGCCATCTGTTTCAAGGGTTAAGCGGAGAAACACCAATAGGCAGACTTGTAGGAATACGATCTGAAAAAGACCGCAAAGTCATTAAATCGTGGCCTTATGAGGTTAGAAAAATCAGGAATGAATGGATTGCTAAACAGCAGTCAGACGAACGAATAGGAAACAAACAGAAACAAGCTTGGACTAAAATGTTCCAATCGCTAAAGGGGAAATGACAATGGCTGACAATGTAGGAACAGTCTATTTAGACGTAAAACTAAACGATAAGCCTGTTTCTGGTCAGATCAAGAGTGCCAGTAAAGGCTGGACTTCAATGTTTGGCAAAATAGGGCTTGCCGCTGGGCTTGCCCTTGGTGCTCGTGCCGCTTACGGTTTTGCTAAATCTTCTATACAACTTGGCTCAGCAATCTCAGAAGTGCAAAACGTTGTTGATGTTACTTTCGGACAAATGAGTGCTTCTATTAACCAATGGGCAATAGATGCTTCAACCGCTTACGGACTGTCAGAACTAAACGCTAAACAGTATGTAGGCACAATGGGCGCAATGCTCAAATCTTCTGGCATAACCGGTTCAGCCATTTCGCAAATGTCAACTGATCTTGTAGGGCTTGCCGGCGATATGGCATCGTTCTATAATCTTGACCATGACACAGCGTTCCAGAAAATACGTTCTGGAATATCAGGAGAAACAGAACCACTTAAACAGCTCGGCATTAACATGAGCGTTGCCAACTTGGAAGCTTTCGCTATGAGTAGGGGTATAACAGCTTCTTATCAGGCAATGGATCAAGCTTCACAGTCGCAACTCAGATATCAATATCTGCTTTCTGTTACATCAGACCAACAAGGCGACTTTGCCAGAACTTCCAACTCATGGGCGAACCAGACACGCATACTCACAAATCAGTGGGAATCATTCAAGGCGGCGTTTGGTCAAGGACTTATCAATCTGTTCACACCAATTCTAAGAGGCATTAACAAGGTCATGGCAGGGCTTGTAGCGCTTGGCAATGTGTTTAGTAAGTTTACAGGCGCATTGTTTGGTAAACAAGACATGGGCACTGTTGCGGTTCAGTCAGGCGATGCGGCGGCAGGAATGAGCGAGCTTGCCGACGAAACCAAAGCAGCAGGCAAAGCTGCTAAAGGCGCTCTTTCCGGTTACGACATGCTTAACGTGCTGTCAAGTGGCGATAGCGGTTCTGATAGTGGTGCAGGCGGAAACTTTACAGGTGGCGTTTCTGGTGAATGGGGCGAAACCATTGAGCCAGAAATGAAAACAGGCAAGATAGAAAAATCAGCAGAAACGATTAAGCGCATATTCAGCGGAATGTCTGATGGTATAAGAAACATTTGGAACAAGCACTTGCAAGAGCCTTTCGCTAAGCTCAAAACTTGGGTATCAACTTCAATCGTTCCACCTATCGTTGAAACTGCTAAGACAATCGTTTTTGGTTGGATAAACGCTTTCACTATAATGTTCAACACGCTGAAAACAATCTTTGCCGACTTTTTTCAAGGCTTTGTTAATTCTCTACCGGCATTAACTGAGAGTTTCGGTGCAGTCTGGAACAACATCAACGTGATGGCTCAAGATGCGTTAAACTTTTTATTCAAAATTCTTAGCGACATATGGCTTGACATCGGGATTATATGGAAAGAGCACGGGCAAGGCATTGTTGATACTGTTTTTGGCTTTTTAACGGACGTTTTCGATATAGCTTCTAATATTTTTGACAAGTGGATAAAACCTGCTTTCGACGAGGTCATGAAGTACGCAAAAGCCATATGGAACGAGCATTTGAGGGGCATTATACAAAATGTTATGGGGTTTTTGGCAGAACTCATAACAGTAGCAGGTGAAATCTGGAACAAGTTTGTATATCCGGTTGTTTCATTTTTGGTGACTACGTTCAGCCCTACTTTTGTCAAGGTTTTCTCAACTGTTGGTAAAATAGTCAAGTCAGTTTTTGGCGCAATAGAATCAATTGTATCCGGCGTTATCCGCACGTTGCGTGGCGTTATTAACTTCATTGCAGGAGTATTTACTGGCGACTGGAAACGCGCATGGGGTGGCATTAAGGATATATTTGGTGGTATATGGGACACGATAAAAGGCATAGCACTTGGGGTCATAGATATCATCAAGTCTGCTTTCCGTGGGCTTTTTGATGTTATAAAATCGCTGTTCTCCGGAATAGGAAATGTGCTTAAAGCCCCTATAAATGGAGCGATAGACCTGATTAACAAGGCAATACGTGGAATGAACAATATTTCCATTCCGTCGTGGGTGCCTGGCGTTGGCGGTAGGGCTATTAACATTCCGCAAATACCTAAGCTTGCTCAGGGCGGCATAGTCTCACAGCCTACGCTTGCGATGGTTGGCGACAACAAACGTTCTGCTGAGGTTGTAGCACCATTACACACGCTCATGGGCATGTTGGAAAAAGCTCAGGGAGGCGGCAACACTGAAATGATCAGACTTTTGACTGAGCTTGTAATGTTGATGAGGGCTATGAGATTCCCGTCAGAGATAACTATGGAAGGCAGGCAGGTAGCAGAAGTTATTCTCGAACCACTCACTGAAACAGCAAGACGCAGACAAACCGCATGGCCGGTAAGGGGTTAATTTATGGTATTTCAAGTAAATGGTATAAACTGGCCTGCTCCTTTAATGGAAGGTTATCAGGTCATCGAAAATCCAAACGTAGCAGAGGGGGCGGCACGTGATGCCGCTTCCGCTGACGCTCTGATAGACTTTGTAGCGTATGTAGGTCAATTAGTCGTGCCGTACGCCTATCTATCTTCATCGCAGGTACAAGCAATGTATGACAGCTTAGCACCGCATACAGTGCCGGTTACGTTCTTTAACATAAACAGCGGACAAACAATAACGCAGGACTTTTACTTTGACAAATTCCAGTCAACATTTGCCGCTGGCAATCCTGATGGCGAATACTGGGTAAAAGACGTTACAATCACATTTACAGGAATTGAGGGATATACACGATGATAAGCGCATCAACCAACTTTGAAACCGCCATACGCCAAAAAATACGGCGAACAGGTGCAAAGGTTCAGCTTGATGTTATAACGCCGTCTGCTATTCCCAATGATTGGAACACAGCAAATCAAGCGCCGTACTCTGAGCCTACACAAACAACTAACAACGTCCTTGACTGTCAGAGGCGTGTAGCGACTTGTGAACCTAACAAACTAAAATTAGACGGACTCACGACGGTAGAAACAGCTGATGAAGTTGGTTTTGTCAGCAGTTCTTTAACAGACGCAAACGGAGACTTGCTTATTGGTTTTGATGTTGGTTTATCGAGCGTTGTCAACTGTAAAGGCCTTACAATATTTTTCGATAGGCTTGACGGCGAATACCCTGTAGACTTTGATGTTAATTTTTACAACTTAGGATCTCAACAAGGCATGTTCGAATACCGGGACAACACCGAACCTTATATAACTATATACGATGAAACATTAAACATTGACAGGGTTCAAATTGTTATTTATACCTGGTCAGAACCATTTCACAGGGTCAAAATATCAGAAATAGCGTTTGGAGTCATTGAGGAATGGGGCACAGGCACACGGTCAGGGTTAATAGAATTGATTAACACGTCTGAGATTGACATCAAAGGTGAATCGTTGCCGTATGGCGATGCCGTTGCTAAAATAGATAATCGTGGGCAAGAATTTAACGTAATCAATCCGTCGGGCGTTGCTAAGTACTTGCGTGAGGGCGCAAAGATGCAGACGTTCCACGGCGTAAAGGTCAACGGCGATTATGAGTTTATCAAAACAGGAACTTACTTCTTCAAGAAGTGGGAAGATTCCGGCAACAACGCTGTTAATTTAACGGCAGTTGATAGACTTGGATTCTTTTTCGACAAAGCTGTCAGATTAATGTATGTTGGCGGCAATACAAATATTGGCAACTATACGATGCAACTATTCTTGGAAGCTGGCGCTTACGCTTATTTCGACGAAAATACAATGTCAGAAACAACGTCACTTGTGCCACGCAAAGAATACGAACCAACGTTCGGCGATGAACTACAAAAGATAGCGCAATATTTAATGCAAGTAGTTGTTTGCGACACCGACGGAACTATTAAATTTGCAACAATAGACGATGTTTTAGAGTCGGACATTCCGCGCGCACTGTCAAAAAAAGATCCAGAGATAAAACAAGGCGAGCAGATTTCCAGCGTTGATATTTCTTACTACACACGCTCGCAATCAACAGCACGTGAGGAATTTTTCAGTGCGACATACACTGTCAGCGGCACTCTTTACGTCGAAATAGACGTAGGGTATGAATATGACGGCTTTAATATTTCCGTATCAGCTGGAACATACAGCACTCTTAGCCCTTTATACGGTAAATTATCGGTTAATCTATACCACACAGGAGACGTTACTCTAAGCGTTGCAGGCTATAAAATAAACTATCAGAAAACAGTCTTATCGATTGACAACACGGAAAATACCGACCCGAACGCTAAGCGAATAACAGTTGACAATAAGCTTGTAATGAGCGAGGCAAAAGCCATAGAGATTGCAAACTGGACAATTGACGCTTACAATAAATGGTATAAATACTCTTGTAATTGGATAGGCGATCCACGCATTGAAGTTGGCGATAACGTCAATATAGGCAACCGTTACGGCGCAGACCAACAAGCTATTGTCACTAAAAAAGAGCTAAGGTTTACAGGTGGATTGTCAAGCAACATTGAGGGGGTGGGCAGTTGATTATCAAATCATGGGTATACGGTCAAACAGTAGAGCAACCTGACATAGAATTAAACAGGATAGAACAAAACACATCTGACACTATTACCGGATTATCTTGGGTTGATTTTCCGGCAACCACTCACAAAACAGACAGAGTAAAAGAAGATTACATTTCCGCAAGCGAACTAAACAACATTGAGCAAAACTGCAAGTTAATAGCAGACAAATACTATCTGCCTTTTTCCGAAAAAGTATTTGCTTCTAAATCAAGCTTGCTTCATTCAGACTTTAACAGGTGGGAACAATCAATAGGCAACGTGCAATGGATTGTTGATTTGGTCAGCAACCAACTAGAGCATTGCGGTACGTTTAATTGCGGACAAGGGGGGCTTATATGAGCTATGTTAAACAAACTTGGGTAGATAGAGCAGTAGAGTTTTTCAGACGATTTACTTACACAGACGATGGCACACACCTGACACTTACAGAAGCGCCGGGCACTATAACCAACGCTGGCACGCCACTTGATTCAACCAGATTAAACCACATGGAAGAAGGCATATATGACGCTCACGAAAACATAGGCGACAGGCAATACACGGAAGAAAACTATGTAGTAAGTGGCGAAACGATAACAGAAAGTGTTAATAAGCTTGACACTAATCTTAATTTGGTTCTACCAATTTCAAGTGGCGCAGGGTTTCACAACTCTATATTCAGGGGTAAATATTTAGGTTCGGCTGTCACAACAGAGCAATACAATGCCATTTCAAGCGGCACATTTGACGACCTATATGTTGGCGACTATTGGACTATCGGTGGAATTAATTACAGAATAGCTTGTTTCAATTATTACCACAATACAGGCGATACAGCGCTTACCGCTAATCACGCTGTAATAGTGCCAGACACAGCACTGTATAATCATGTGATGAATGACACTAACATTACAACAGGTGCTTATGTTGGCAGCAAAATGTATGTATCTGGGTTAAATAGTGCAAAAACCACCATAAATAACGCCTTTAGCGGTCATGTGGTAAGTCATAGAAACTATTTACATAATGCGGTAACCAGTGGGTATACAAGTGGTGGATCGTGGTATGACTCAACGGTAGAACTGATGACTGAAGCTAATGTATATGGCACTAAGCATTATGGCAACGCAACGCAAGGGACTAGCTTGGCGAATAATGTATATGTGGATAAATCGCAATTCCCACTATTTGCATCAAACCCACAATCCGTGAATACGAGGCAATCCTATTGGTTGAGAGATGTTTCATCATCGGCGACCTTTGCCGGTGTCACCGGCGGCGGTCGTGCCGCCTACGCCAGCAGCGCTTCTACCTCTCTTGGCGTGCGTCCCGCTTTCTGTATATCTTAAATTGAACCCCTTTACGGGGTGAAAATAATTAAAACATTTTACAAAAGGAGAAATTAAGTGTCAGTCGTAAAACGAAAAAGAAAAGAATCTCAATTTGAGGTGTTTCATCATTTTTATAAAGTCAGAAAAGAGATAACAGACTTGCTTTTGAGAGATTTTGGCTACAGTAGTAAGAAGTCAGAAGAATATTTAGCAAAAACATTTGGGAAACGACCATATCATGAATTAAACGATGCGGAAAAGAAGCATTACGATGATAGGAAGGAAAAGACAAACTCGTTTGAAGAATGGTTTATCATAGACCAGAGAGATTCAGTTATGGACTGTCTTAGAAGTGTTCAGGAACACATTTTTGTAGCCAACAGCATTTATCCTCACTATAAAGAAGAATTGATTGAAAGGCGAATACATCAGGATAGGGCGATAGGTCAATGCAACAGATTACTACAAGAGCTTCAATATGCAATTGAAACGCTACCAGTTGATATTGATAAGTACTTACGTTTTTCAGATGGAATAGAAAAAGAGATATCTTTGATAAAAGGATGGAGAAAGTCTGACAACAAGTTTGCTAAAAATTTTAACAACTAATCCATGGGGTATTTTCTAATATCATCGACGAACTTTGCCAATGTCAACAACAACGGTAATGCCAACAACAACAACGCTTCTACCTCTATTGGCGTGCGTCCCGATTTCAATTTTGCAATTAAAAAGGCATTTGACCGATTTGCATTAAAGAAAGGAGAAAATATCCTTCCGTATGGTAAATACTAAACATGACGCTACTTCTTACGAGAATTGTAGCTGTGAGCATGAAACATTTAATTCTAATAATCTTTATAAAGCTTATAAAAAGACCAAGAAGAATAGTGATTGGAAAGCCTCTGTTCAAAAATATGAAATGAGGTTTTTGCCAGAAATATCAGAAACTTATAAATCTATAAAGAATCGAACGTTTGAATTGTCTGATGGTTCAGAATTTATATTAAAAGAAAGAGGGAAAACAAGATTAATAACAGGAGAGCACATAAGAGACAGGGTGGTTAAAAGTTGTCTATGCACAGAAGAGTTGATTCCTGTAATAAAAAAATACCTTATACATGATAACGGAGCAAGTTTAGAAGGTAAGGGTATTGGCTTTACAAGGGATAGGTTTGAAAGACATTTAAGACGATTTTACTCTAAGCACGGTAGCAACGATGGATATATATTGTTAATAGATTTCAGCAAATACTTTGACAATATAAGACACGATTATTTTCTAAAAATATTTGAAGAAATAGGAATTAAAAATGACGCTTTATGGGTTCTTGAAAAAGCTATTGAAAAGTCTCGGGTAGATGTTTCCTATATGAGTGACGAACAATATTCCGTATGCATGCAAGAATTATTTAACTCTTTAGAATATCAAAATATAGATAAAGCGTTATGTGTTGGCGGCAAAATAATGGACAAGCATCTTAATATAGGCGACCAAGTAGCTCAGGTTGCTGGCATAGCTTATCCTAAAGACTTAGACAACTATATAAAAATTGTTAAGGGCGTAAAGCTATACGGCAGGTACATGGACGACAGTTATGTAATTCACCAAGATAAAAATTATTTAGAATCACTGCTAAAAGAAATAGTCGAGGAATCTACAAAAATAGGAATCACAATAAACGCTAAAAAGACAAGAATTTGCAAATTATCAAGTTGTTGGAGATTTTTGCAAATACAATATTCGCTAACAGAAACAGGTCGAATTATAAAGAAAATAAATCCCAAAAGACTAACAGCAATGCGGAGAAAAATGAAAAAGCTTGCACCTGTTTTATACAAAAAAGATTTTGAGCGTTTATTTACATCGTGGTTCAACAATCACTACAAACTAATGAGCAGACAGCAACGAACAAATATGAATAATTTATATAACGAATTAAAGGGGGTCAATCAATGTACCACATAAAATTGGCAGACGGAACAATTATAGAAAACCTTGAATTAAACGGAAACAATTATATTGCCAGACAAGTTATTGAAGATTCAATTTTTGAAAATAACTTGTCCTTGGTAGAAATATCAGACGGAGAAAAAATAGAAACATATCAAGACATGAAACTGCTGTCCAATATTATTCGTGACGGAAAATCATGGATAGTATTGGGGCAAAAAACGCAAGAAGAAATTGAGAATGAACAGTTAAACCAATTGTTGGCAGATTTAACAGAAATAGTTTTGTTGTCAGGAGGGGATGCTAAATGAGCGATGCTGAAATTAGGTTGTATAAATTTTTAGTGAAAATGAAGCGTATTACAAAAGAGGAATACAAATCTATCACAGGAATTGATTATTCAGACTGAACCAAATTAAGATTAGAACCATAGGAGGTTTTCATATGTCGATTACATCAATTAAAAACTCAATTCTACTATTCTTATCAGCAGTAGGCGGTATCGCCTCAGTATATTTCGGGGGGTGGGATTCGCTTATGCAAGCACTTGCTTTTGTCATGGCAGCAGACATTTTAACTGGACTTGCTATCGCTTGTGCTTGGAAAAAGTCGAAGAAAACCGAAACCGGAACAGTATCAAGCAAAGCCATGTTGCAAGGGCTTCTCCGTAAAGGTGGAATGCTTATTGTGATTATGGTAGCGGTCAAACTTGACGAATCAATGGGCATGGGTGGCGCTCTGAGGACGGGCACGATAGTATTCTTCACAGGCAACGAAGGCATTTCACTCATTGAAAACGCCGGTATGATGGGGCTGCCTATTCCAAAGAAAATGAAGTCAATATTTGAGCAGTTAAGGGAGGAAAAAGATGATTAAGATTTGTTTTGACGGTGGTCATGGTCTGAACGCCAACAAGGGCGTAAACGGTTATTACGAGGGTAATCGAATGTTTGTTCTCATGAACATGTGCGCTGAGGAACTCGGAAAGTACCAAGGCGTAGAGATTAAGACTACAAGAAAATCAGTACAAGACGATCCGTCGCTTTCTGCACGTGGTAAGATGGCGGCAGGTTTTGACTTGTTCTTGTCACTTCATTCTAACGCAATCGGTCTATCTGGTTCATCTGCTACACGTGGCTCAGAGATTTACGATTCTGTTACAAAACCCAACAGATCACTTGCGCAGAAACTTGTCAACGCTTCCGCTTCTCTGATGGCTACACCTAACAGGGGCGTAATGACACGCAGAGGATTAAACGGAGATTACTACGGTGTAATGAGAAACGCTATAAAGGCAGGCTGTAAATCTGCAATGCTTATTGAAAACGGTTTTCACACCAACGCAGTAGATGCCGCTTGGCTATCAAAAGATTCAAACCTTAGGAAACTTGCTAAAGCTTTTGCTCAAGAAATAGCAGCTCATTACGATCTGTTTATTGAACCTGACGAACCGGCAATATCCGCAGGTGAATACTACTCTATCGTAAACGGTGATACGTTCTGGGGCATCGCTGGCAAGGTCTATGGGGACAACATGAGATACAAAGAACTGATGGCTCTTAATCCGTCTGTTAATCCTGATAACTTGCAAGTTGGCGAGCGTATCAAAATAAGCGAGGGCACTTCACCTGTACCGCCACAGCCCAACACAGGCAATGTTCCGTATATGGTAAAGGTCACAGCAACAGCGCTAAACATACGAGCAGGCGCAGGAACTAACTACAAGATTACAGGCGTGATTAGAGACAAAGGCTCATATACAATTGTCGATAAAAAGGGCAATTGGGGTAAGCTGAAATCTGGCGCAGGGTGGATTTACCTATCCTACACAAAAGAAATAAAATCTCAATAACAACGGTCTGAGAGGGGTAAAACCCTCTCTTTTTTTGTTTTGCCTATTGCAAATAGCAATAACGTATGATAGAATGTAATAGAAAGGTAGGTGATAACATGAACTTCAAGTACAACCAGACGGAGCTTGGCGAAATCTTAGGTCTAAAACAGTGCAGTATTTCTCAGAAGATCAAGAAATGCAATTGGAAACTAACAGAAATAGCGCTCTTAATGCAGGCAGGAGCAATCGAAGAAAGCGAGGTCATGGAATGGCTCAGAACGTACAAGAAACACTGATGGCGTTTGTCTACATAGCAGGAATGGCAGGAATGTTCTTTTTTGCGTGGTCGGCGCTGATGTGCATTGTAAAAGCAATTGAAACAGCAATGGGGGTAAAATTTGATGAACTTATATGAAATAGATGGGCGTATTGCCGGTATTCTCGAGTCAAGCGACGACGGAGAAATAACCGAACAGCAAATGCAAGAGTTGTTGAAACTGCAAGAAGATGAGGCGTTCAAAGCGGAAAACACCGCAAAATACTTAAAAAACCTAATGGCAGAATCGGCAGCAATCAAAGCAGAAATAGACGCACTAACTGCAAGGAGAAAAGTCAAAGAAAACGCAGTCTCTAACGTTAAGAAATACCTGCTAAACTTCCTTAAGATGAAAAATGTCAAGAAGTACGAAACAGCAACGTTCACCATCAGGCTACACCCGTCAGACAAATTTGTAATAGACGACGAAGAAGTTTTGACAAGGTTTGCAAAATCTAACGACCTGATTAAAGTAGAAGAAACGCTCATGGTTGCCGAACTAAAAGCAAAAGCAAAAACCGAACCAGTGCCCGGCGGTCACATTGAAAAGAACGAAAGTTTAGTAATTAAGTAAGGAGAAAGCCATGTATTCATTAGCAGAGAAAATCTTCCTCATTCAAGCACAATCGCCATACATGAAAAAGGACGCAAAAGCATACAACTTTAACTACACAAATGAAGAAACTGTGCTGTCTTGGCTTAAACCAGAACTGCAAAAGTACGGACTTACAATCACGCCGGAGATTGAGTCACACACCATCACAGTAGACCTTGTTACTAAAAAGATAAAGGGTTCAATGGAAACTAAGTCAGAGTATTTGTATAGTGGTCAAGGGCATATGGTGGTTCGTGATTTTGACAGCAAAGAAGAAGTCAGAGTGCCGTGGTCATTTATTGGTGCAGGCGAAGATCCTGCTCAGGCTTACGGCTCAGCACTCACTTATTGCAATCGCTACTTTATGCTTAAGTATTTCCAGGTGCCAACAGGCAAGGACGATCCTGATTCATGGCGATCACAGCAAGAAGAAAAAGCCGATCCAGTATTAACAGCAACACAACGCAACAAGATCGGTGGTCTTGTCAAAACAGACGAAGATAAGACAAAGCTAAAACAAATCATAACCGACTTAGGATATCAAAAACTCGCAGAAGTAAAACAAACAGATTTCAACAAGCTGCTAAAACTTTATTCAACAGCTGATAATGAATTCCCACAAGAACTGCCGGAGGTGCTTAAATGAGAATCAATTCTAAATATCCAACAAAAGTCAAATTTGTTAAAAAAAGAACAACGCAAGGTGGAGCGCCTATTACTTCATTCTCGGTAGGCGAGAAAATCAAAGGAACTGACAACTACGTCAACTTCAATTGCACTGTATTTGAGGATTTGCCATTATCAGACGGTGATGAAGTAGTGTTTACCGATATTTCATCGGTAGAGCACCGCTCTTACCCTACCAGAACAGGCGGCACAGGCATAAGCTACGACAT